CTCTTTGGTATCTCTGGTATCTTTAGTCTCTTTAGTCTCTACTTGAATATCTTGAGAAACTACAGGTTCTGATGTATTTCTGACGAACTCTAGATTAGGTACAGTCTCTTTAGTCTCTTTAGTCTCTTTGGTATCTACTTGAACATCTCGAGAAACTACAGGTTCTGGTGTATTTTTAATAAACTCTAGATTAGAAGATTTGGAAGTATTTAATTTTATTTCATTTGTTTTTAGATTATTATTAAGTGCAAAATCATTTAAATCTTGTGTTTGTTTTTTGGTTAAAAATAAATTTGACACATTTTTATCAAATATAGAAGATTTGTATTTTTTATTTTTAATATCAAATTCTTCTAGTTCTTGTATTATTTCCAAATCGAGATCATTTAAAAATGTAATTGGACTATTTAAGAAAATTAAATTATTACCAAAATCTATAGATTTTAGTTTTTCTTTTAATTCGTTTAAATACTCTTCCTTAATCATTTTCTACTTCTATTTCTAATATTTTCTTCTCTTATTCTCATGTTTTTTTCCTCTACACTCGATTTGAGCATATCACAGTATAACATTCTTTCCCATATCATCATAGATTCAAAATCTATAATGGATAATTTGTGTTCATTTGTTAATATAAATTGTAATTTTTGAATTTCCATTAGCCCCATGTGACTGAGGCTTATACGAAAAAATCTAAAATTCCTTTCATTGTTAATTCTCTTTCGCTGCCATTGGATGTTGTATATTTTATTTTTTTTTCAATCTTGGATACATTTTCAAAATAATGTACTAGTTTAGAAAACTGATTTTTTGTTAAAGCATTTAAGAATGATTCTAATTCTTCACGAGTTTGATTTTTACATTCTATTTTTTCAAGATTTGTGTTTATCGAAACCATACTTCTTATTACAATATTTAAAATATCTTCAGATTCGATAAAATCTGATTTTAATAAATTTTCTGTCATAGGTTCTTCCAATTCAATACTCAGGGTAGGACTTAATTCTACAATATTTGAAGAATTTTTAGACTCGGTGTATTCTATGGATTCTAAATCTATTTCTAGTGGTATAATTTCTTTAGTAAATGGACAAACTAAATTTGTATTTACTATATTACCTATAGATTTTATTCTCAACTGAATGAACAAAAAAATTAAATCGTTTATTGTTAATTTTTTAATGTCTATATTTTCATAGCAACTTTGAACTAAATCTGCAATTAATTTTATTTTTTCGTTACTAGACCCAAATTCTTGTATCGTTAATAGTTGTTTTTCTTCTTTCACAATTAATGGTCGATAACACACTTTTATTTTTGAAGACGGAATTTGAGTAATAAATTTTGGATATGAATTTTTAATTAAATCAACTAAAGACATTGATCACCTTTCTTGTTGTACGATGCTTTCTGGTACGATGTTTGGAGTTATGGAAGACGCTAACGTAAGATTATAAGTAGATATCGCTTGATCCGCATTACTTGAATTAAATGTTTGTTTACTTATTCCCATAGGAAAAACTTCTCTATATTCTATTCTTCTGTTTCCTGTTCCATCTGAGTTTAAAAACCAAATCTGAAGGAAATTATTGTATGCATAATCTTGATAAGTATATCTTGCATTTGCTGGGTTTGAACCAAATCCGGCTGAAGATGGTTGACCAGTAACGCTGGTAACCCATTCCTGAAATGAAGTATAAGGTTCCATGGACTTATTAAAAGGAAATGTTAATTCTATAATGGAGCCAGTCACAGATCCTGTTGGAATTACTCTTGATTCTTGACCATACCAAGCAGAAATTATATCATTTCCTGTAATTTGAAAATTATTAATGTTGATATTTAATGGATACCACGCACTTCCCTCCGTTCCGTCAGGTTGGTTCAATTTTTTTGAATAAGGGTATTCTCCACTAACAAAGGAGTTTAATTGAAATACTACTTTATATGCAAAGGTCAATTGAATCTCATTTTTTAATGACTCCCGCATTTTATTTAAATTTAAACTAGGGTCGAATTTCATTAAAATAGTTCTTTCTCTGTCAGTATTTTAAATAACCACCCATTGTCATCACAAAACTGTTTTGCACTTCTCCATTTTGCATCATTGACACTATAAACTATAGCCTCTTCTAATTTAATACGTTTTCTCGTATTTGGATTCTTGGTTTGTTTTTTTGGTTTTATTTCTATAATAGTTATAGACTTATTTTTATTAGAGTCTACTGTTTCTACTAAAAAATCTGGTATATAGTGATGAATTTTTTGATCTAATGGAGAGGTGTATGGTATTTTTAAACACTCAAATCCCCAACGAGAAACATTTTTGTTGAGATCTAGATATTTACAAAATCTTCTTTCCCATAACGATCTACAGTTTAGTTGCTTGGTATTTCCTATATACTTTTCTTTGTTTATGGGTAGATATTTAGTTTTATACGCCATATAATATATATATTTGCATATGGGCATACATTTTAAACCATCAGTTGATCCTGGAGTGGCAATAGATCCAAATATAACTTATATAAATTTTTCCACCTTTCCGGTTCTTTCTGAAACCTTAAGACAACCTATAGAACACTTATATGATCTAGGGAGAGGTTGTAGTTTTCCTCTTCCGGCAAATTTCAGGTTGCAAACTACAGCTAATTTAGCTGCAGATTTAAAAGATATTGCTGTTCTTGCAGGGGTTGCATCGGATCAAGAAACTGGATTGCCAACAATAAGCGGATATGACGCCGAGGGCGAAGAGATCGGTATTTTAAAGGGTATAAATACGCCAGATAAACCAGATCCTGATGTTGATTGGGCAGGTGTAATGAAAACTAGATATAGAAGATTAGATGTTTCTGATGCTTTATTTGAAAATATGGCTAAACGAATATTTAGTGTTAGTCCTGTTTTGGTATGTCAAACGCCAGATCAATGTCGAACCGCATACGAGATTATACATTATTTTCACTTTCATGCCAATCCAAGTATGATTTCGGAAGGAGAAGAAGAACCGATTAAAATAGAACCTCCATTAGGTTTTGCTATATGGACTTCAGATCGCTGGCCGCTCTCAAAATTCACTGATAATTATTTTCCAGTGATAAATCATTCATTTTTGAATAGAATAGTATTAACATCCGCAGATTCTGGACAAAGTCTTAGTCCGTATAGCATCTTAAACAGCAGAACCGACGAACAACATCCATTGAGAATTCAATTAGATTTACAATTTGTAGAAATTCAACCAGCTTATAAATCAGGAAATAATATTGTCAGAAATAGATCTGTCGCACCTATTCCCTTAGTGGTGACAGAAGAAACAGAAATACCAGACGATGGAATGATATGAAATACTTTGAATTACATCCGACAATAGAGTATGATTTTAATGAAAATAATTTTTTATTCGAGATGGTGGATATTTTTAGATCTAATATAATAGAATTAGACGATGTTTTAAAAATAAATTATGTACTAGAAGAAGGTAATGATCTTCACAATATATCAACAACTTATTTTGATTCCGCAGAAAATCACTGGATATTAAATATAACAAATTCAATAGATTCTGTAGAAAAAATACCAGAATCAGTAGAAGAAAAAATAATAAATCTTTTCAATAAAAATAAAAGAAAAAAATCTTACTTTTTTATTCAAAAACTAAATCTAGCCCCCGGAGATTTTTTAATAAAAACTGACGACTTTGCTGGATTTTCTATTACTGGAGGAGATCCTTATGCTCTTGTGACAGAATACGATTCCATTTTAAGAAAAGCTACAATAATAGAACCATCTGGATCAACTCTATTTCAAGGAGATTCTGTTTTAGTTTTACGGAAAAGCGGACAACAAACTAATTTCGAAATACTGACTCCGCCTGGAATACAAGGAATATCTTTAGATAAAAATATTCCGTACGTAAATTCTGTTTTACAATTCGAAAAAAATAATATATGGGAAAATCCATATAAAAATGTAAGCGGTTCTGGAGTTACATATTTTTCTGTAAATTCAGAAGGAATAACTTTTTCAAAAACTCTATTGTTCTCTTATATAACTAACGGCATAAGTCATGCACAGTTCAATATTATAACAGAAATAGATAAAGTTAAAAAAGCAGATAATATTTTGCTAAAAATACCAAAGGTGTCTACGTCTGTAATATTAAAAGGTATGAAAGAAGCTTTTTCTATACAAAATAGTTCACGTGTTTGGACTATAAATGTAATAAGATCCAGATTAGAATTGCCATAATATGACTTCATCTTGGCCCATTTTGCCAACTACTACTGATCCTTTTCGATCTGTAGAATCATTAAAAATTACATTAAAATCTGAAAGATTTGGCAAATTTAAAATTTTTCCTAATGAAACTCTAAAAACTTATGGCACAACTGTATTAAATAGTTTATCTATAACAGAATCTATTTTTACTCCTTTAGTTACAGGAAATTTAATAGTGAATGATACAGGCAATTTTGTAGAAAATTTACACATTCAAGGATTTGAAGATATCATAATAGAATATAAAAAATCAGGAGATATGGTAAAATTTAATGGAATAATAATAGATGTAAATTTACTCACAAATGATGGAGTACTAAGCACCCAAATGAACAAACTGCAGAAAAATAGAATTTATTCTTTATCATTTATGAATAAAGATTTATTCTTAGCTAATTTCAAAAATATTCTAGAGATACCAGAACCACTACAAAATAAAGAACCTCCATTTAAGTTTATTAGTAAAGATTTTATAGGTTGGATTTCAAAATTAGAAAATTGATTGGAAAATTAATATGAAAATTCCTAGTTTAATCCATACTTTATTTGAAAAAAATAATTTTAAATTTGATTCTAAAACCATAGACAAAGCAGGTAATGGGGTTTGGATTAAATACGACTCCATAGATTCAATAACAGGAACAAAATCGAAAACAACATATAAAAGATTTATTTCTTTGTTGGGAAAAATTATTAAAAATGCAGTAAGTCAAGATAAACAAAAAGTTAACTTTTTTTTATGGTCTGATATATCTGGATATTGGCATTTCAGATCTATAGATTCGTTGATAAAAGAAAGAAGAGAAAATATATTAGATTTAATAATCGCTCCAGATCAGGCTGAACTGGCAAACAGAATTACAGATTTAATACCTATATCTGAATTAAATCCAATAACCTCATTAGAGGGAAAACATTTATTTTGTTCTTATGAAAGAATAGATCCGGATTTTAATAACAAATACATTGATTTTACTGATACTAATGTTGGATTAACATATTCTAATGTTGAATATAATTATTTTAAAGAATTTTCAAAAATAGAACACGTGGTGAAAAATGCTAAGCCTATATTAGATCCTTCTAAAATCGATTTACAAAAAAAATTAAATGTAACATCTCTTAGAATAGATCCATCAAGTTATGGGTATTTTGATTTAGTTCCTTTTAATTCTTCAAATCCTGTTTGGTGGGACTATTTAGGAAAAAAACACGACCGATACAATAATATTTCCTGGAAACCTCAATTCGATTTAACTGAGTTTTCTTTTCCGTTGTTTCACAAAATACAAACTCAGATACGAATTCCTTTAATAGAAAAAAGATTAGAATTTAATCGTTTACGTAATATTAAAAGAAAATGGGAGGCCTATAGATGTACTGTATGTTGCATGGATCAACCTATAGGTTCAAGTGCAGATACTATATTATTTCAAAACCTTGCCACCCAGACTCCTATTATCGTAAACGGAATTTCGTATGATGTTAAAAAACTATTAGGAGAAAACGGATTATTTCTTAATAAACCACGTGAACATGACTATTTAGATATAGGATCTTCGGTTGGTCCGTATCAAGTAGTGGCAGCAGGTGCAGTAACAGACGGAATCAATTACGATGCAGAACGACTGGACTGGCAAAACGGATTAACTTTTGCGATAGACTTGTCTAAACCACCGTACGATGAAACCATATCCGAGTTTTATCATTTGGATCAAGACTTCCAGAATACTTCATACTATAGGGAAGTTATACAAAAGGGACTACAGAAATATACTGACAAGATTGCAGAAAATGATGCTAGAATCCAAATAATTCGGGATTTTGGATCTAAAATAGATTCATGGATAACAGCGGCTGTCGAATTTATTGGTGGATATCTGGTTCCTTGTTCTCATTGCATAGAATTCCAAGATAAAAATAATTCTGTAATGGATATCAACAATTACTGGACATGGTATAGGCACATGTCTAATGAGAAGATACCCGATTACAGAGCTCAAGAAATAGGAAGTCCAACTTATCCGTGTGGTTATCGTCCTGAATTCGGAGGACCGGATATTCCTGTATGGTCTGGTATTATGTCCGGAGGATCGGCCGGAACCCAGCCCGTTTTAGAATCCACGGATCTAAATTCAGGTTTAACAGGACCCGTACTAGAAATAGAAGGAATAGGTAAAGTTCCGTATTTTAGAATTCCTCAGTATACTTGTCTTCAAACAATAAATTTTAATCATGAATGGTCTAGTTTTCAACCAAATAATATAGACAAAAATTATGAACAAATTTACCAAGGATTAGTTCCTAATCTTCCCAGAAACTACGGACCAGTACATGGAGAAGAAGACGATATGGTCGTAGGTCCGTCTTGGATAAAAGAAATATACGAAAATAAATTTATGCGAGGAAAGGACGCCGGACTTACATTCCAAGGAATGGAATGGAGAATGAAAGAAAAATGTATTGGTCGGGCATGTTACAACGAATACGCGTTTAATCCTAATGTGTTATACGCACTGAAACAAATTGCCATTAGACAATTGAACATACTTCGTGTTGAAAATCTTTTGTTAGGTAAGGTTAAAGCAGAAATAGAATCAGGACAATCAGGACAATCAGGACTTAAGGAAAAACTCAAAATAGCATACGACAAATGGAAGGACAGAAAGGCATTTTTTCACTCGAAACAACCGGGAACCAGTATTTTCCGTGGTTCAGCGGCAGAAGGATTCCGAGGAACTACTCTGACTCAACCTATTTCTTTACAAGGAATTAAAAGAGTAACAAGAAAACCCATCAGGGGTAGTAGATACGAAATTCTGGCCAAAGCAAAAGGAATTACAGGCGCCAGTATGGGTCAATGGTTATACAAGATTTGGTTCGATAGCGAAGGAGAAAGTGATCAAACGTATTCTGGTAATACTGCAAATCCGTATTATAAACAAGGATATCGACAGAACTGGTTGTATTTTGATAGAAAACAGTTTAGACAAACTCAAAAACAATCGAAGATCCGGTATTACACTAATCGACATACTGGAGATCGAAACACAGCGTTCTTGATCAAATCTAAAATATATGAAACTAGTTTTTACGGAGTAACCGGAGATGGTCTAATTGTAGAAACCGATCCCAGAATAAATCAGTTAGAATCTTATACAGTATTTAATATTGATCAATCGAAACGACCTCCAAATCTTAAACGAGAAGAAATTGCATCCTATGTTCGAATAGAATTTACTACACCTATCGGTCTAGACAGAATTCAAGATTTTCCTAACGGATTTGTAAGAGACATGGGATCCGAATATTTCTTGCCCTATATTGTTTCTCTGACTCCTGGTCCTTCAGGTAGACAATCTATACGAAACAATGTTGCTGTAATTGGTATGGATCCATACGGATTTGATATTGCAGTAAAGAAAGGAAAAGTAGAATCCAGATACGATCACAGAAACACTTGGTTTGCAGAAGGAGGAAATCCGGAAATTACTCAAACCGAGTTGTCTAGAAACGGAATGGATCTTTGGCCAGAACCAATGTTTGAAACTCGATATCCGTATTACGCAGAAGATCCAAGACAGATGTGGTCGTATTCTGATTCGTATACCGGAATAGAACTTCCAGAAGAACAATGGTACGGTAGAGAACTTCCAAAACAACGATCTGCAGATATGGATCCAGAACGAAGAAAAACTCATATGGGAAGCGGCTTACTTATGGGATCTCATAGAAAGATCAAACCTCATCGATCCTGGTGGTCCATACATCTTCCAAAAAATATCTTTATATCTCAAAAATTATATTCTCAACTCACAACAGATCTAAGTAATGTCTGGCGACACGGTCATCATAATTACACTAATTTGCCTGGAGATCCGTACGACGGATGGTTAAATTTCTTGAATAATGACCCGATAATTGAACAAGAAATAGATACACTTCTACGTAACACTTCATTCAATCCAGGATAAATTATGGCATTTTGTTGTTGCATAGATCAAAATCAATGTTTGCCTCAATATTATAGTTTATCTCAACAGGGGTTGATTAATCCTGACAATGGTTGGAATATACCAAATAAAGATCCAAATAATATACCTAGAAATCTTCCAATTTCTATTGATTTTAAGTTTGAAGATTCCGAAAACTGTGGAGGAATGAACAACAACTATCAATGGGGAACTATTAATGGCTGTATTACTCTTTCTTCTCAATCCACAATAGAATTTTCTGTTAGTGGATTAACTGAAAGGGAGGATGACCAATTCGATATCTCTAATATATGGTTCGAACTGTCTCCTGATTACTGGAGTCAACTTGTGATTATAACGGCCACACTTGAAGGGCTTGGGTGTGAGATGGGATTTAGATCTGATACTAAAGTTCTGCAATTGCCTGCTGGAACATATCGATATCAATTGAATTCGTATACTAATGATGGGAGGTTCCACAAGAATATGATTCATAGTTTTTCAATAAAAAAAATATAACAATATAAATAATATATGGCCTACGGCGATCCTAATCCTCCCACAAAAGATCCGAATTGCGAACCCGGGCCCTGGATTCCAGGATTAACTTTAACTGAAAAGTATCCGCAACAGGTTCCGACTGCAAACATAGAACTACCAGAACAAACTATTCAAACGTATAAAAATAATTACGTTTCTGTTTATTCTGATCAATATACGAATACTTTAAAAAAGTGGTTTACTGAAACTACTATGAGTTGGATCCGGGGCGACGGTCTTATATACAGTCCAGATCCAGATCCAAACCAAGACTTAGACCCCAAAGACGTATGGAAATGGGATCTCAGTGGAGAAAGTGAATACGGACTGGTTGAACCTCCGGTAAATGAACCAAACTACGATCTTTTTGACTCTAATTGGGCAGCACAGTTTGTTGTTTTCGGTCCAGGCGATGGCATGTCTTGCAAGAGTTTGGATTTAGACTGGTGTTCGTGGTCTCCTACAACCCGACCAAAACGAGGTCCAGACACAGATATACATCAAAATTGTCCTGCACAATCTGCAAAACCCACAGAACCTGAGCCGTCTTATCTAGACTTGTATAAGGCCTATCTGGAAACAAACGAATGCGAAAAAATAGAAAAAGTTTTAGGACCTCAATATTTAGGATGTATATGGTCTGATCCCAAGCATCCATGTAGTTGTAATTGTCCAGAACAAGGAGTTTCTTTTGCAGATTATCTGGCAGCAACCAGAACATATGCCACCTTTTGGGATACTCCTCATTATACCCCACTTCATAGAGCAGCACAGGTGGGCCAACTTACAGATAATATTATCAAAATAAATTTAAGCAAAACAACAAGAGATCTTAAGCTGGGAGACATAGTAAATATAATACAAAAAGATAATATTAAATATGAAAATCCACTTAAAAATAGTGGAAACTGGATGGTGGCTTCTATTACTCACCAATTTAGTCCATATGCAGAATCGGGAACAACTGTAACTTTGATCAGAGATACGAATAATATAAATTTCCAATCTTCAGAAATGGGATGGGAACCTATATATTTGAATGACTGGGAAGAAATAAGTTAATGCCATTACTTAATAATCCAAAATACACCGATTTACCTATTTTTTTAACAAAAAATAGATATACCAATGATTTCAATGTAGTGTTAGATAAAAATACAATACGAGCTAGTATAAAAAATATTATTTTAACTAAAAATAGAGAAAGACCATTTAATACATCCTTTGGAACTCGAATTTATGACAGTCTGTTTTCAACAGAAAAATTAGAAATTTTAGAATATGAAATAATAAACCTAATATATCCTGCCATAGTAAAAAACGAACCAAGAGTAGATGCTCAAAGTTTAAAAGTAAGTTTAGAAGAAAAAATAAAAAATCAAAAAAGGAATTTATTTATTACTCTTGGTATGAAATTAATAAATTCAGATGAAACAGTAACAATAATAATAACTCTATGACCCAAACTCCTCCCAATCTGACTAAACTTAACTTCGCTGAAATTAAATCTTCGTTAACTGATTTTTTAAAAAATCAAACTGTTTTTAATGGATTTAATTTTGAAGGAACCGTTATTCAAACAGTTATAGATTTACTGGCTTATAATACGTATTATTATGCCTTCTATTCTAATATGATTGCAAACGAGGCATTTTTAGATACTGCACGACGACCTACTTCCATCATTTCTTTACTGAAGCCATTAGGATATACTGTACCCGGAAAAAAATCAGCCAGTTCTAAACTAATAATTTATACACCAGATCCAGCTTTACAAAGTCTAGATATTCCTAGATACCGACAATTCATAGTTTCGACGTCTGATGGAAATTATTTTACATTTTATAATATTAATCCGGTATCTTTGATCCAAGGAAGAGCTGCAGACGTCACTGTAGTGGAAGCAAAACAAATTGTAATAGAACAAGATATTACTACACAAATAGATTTAACAAAACAAAAATTTTTAATAAATGACAGTGATGTAGATTTATCTACTATACGAATAGAAGTAAAACCACAAAACGTACCATACTGGGAAGAATGGACCAATGTGAATTTTTTTCCAAACAACGACAGTAATATTTTTTTCATAGACAGATTAGATGATACTTTCGTAATAGATTTTGGAAAAGATAACAACCTTGGAAGATCGATAAAAGCAACAGATCAAGTAAGAATAAGTTATTTAATTACAAGTGGTTCTGCAGCAAACGATTTATTTGATTGGACAGATCCTGTTTTTCAAATACAGAATGCTCTGACTACATCCGGTGGATCTGATGGTCCTGATTTAAATTTAATAAGATTTCTTGCACCAAAAGTTTTTTCTGCACAAGAACGTGCAGTAACCAGTTCTGATTATGCTGCATTATTATTGAAATCAGGATACATTACAAATCTAAACGAAATTGCTATATACGGTGGAGATGAAATGATACCGCCTAAGTATGGTAGAGTTTTTGTATCTTTTTCCGGAGGAATAGGAAATCCTAGAGAAATAATAGAATTTCTCAGAGAAAAAAATATGATTACTGTTATTCCGGAATATATTATTCCTCAAACACTCGATGTAACTTTGAATGTTGAAACAATATTTCCCACAACTTTATCTCAAAGAACTAAACAATATTGGAGAACAAAAATACTAGAATCTTTTAGACAAGAATACAGTACATATTCAAATAAATATTCTTTTAATTTGGAGTTTAACTGGGAAGATTGGAGAAATAGTATTTTAGAAAAATTTCCTATAGTACAGAATCTGGAACACATTAATACGACATATGAGTTTACTTTACAAGATAAACCATTAAATACAATAGATCTATACAATACTGTGTCACGCAGTGCAAATCGACGAGATGAAATAATTTCTACTCAGTTTGAATCAATTACTGGACAACAAATACGATTATCCTGGGATGGTTTAAGCTTAATTGCTGTAAATGAGGATGGAGATCCTATTGTTGATTTCCCTGTTGGTCAAATACTACAAAATCGAATTATTCAAATAAAGAAAATATTTAAAGAACATTTGGCCGTTAGATTAAAATTAAAATCTTTCAATCCTAATATTAATAAAATCAGAACAACAATGAGTAAAATGACTCTTAATCTGACATGAGCTTTTTTCCATACATTTCATCGCAAGAACAAAGTAATGATATTCCGCCTGAAGCGATTTTAGCGGAAATATTTGATATATTAATACCAAATGCGAGTAGTGCAAATGATGAAGACAGTACCATATCAGGAACAGAATGTTGTATAACTAATTTTGATATATCCAAGCAAATACCCCTCTGGATTCTTATCGAAAAAGAAGAACGAGGAGGAAATGAACTAACTGTATTTGATTTTGTGCAAAAATATTATGATTGGTTGTATTGTGACTTAGAGTGTGGTGCAGGATCAGGTTATTTGTTAGAAGATAAATTTCTTAGTGTAATAGATATAGAAAAAACTAAAGCAAAATATCTTAAAAGATTATACTCTACATATTTTCCAGAATACGATGATAAAGAACAATTAAAAGACAAAAATGGAAATAATATAACTGCAGTTTCTTTGGGATCTTTTGTTAAATATATAAAAACTAGATTTTATTTGAAAAAAGGAACAGCAGAGGCCCTAAAAATATTTTTTGAAAAAATATTTTCTGTTCCGTCATCAGAACTTTCACTAAAATATCCAAAAAAACAAATACTGAGATTGAATGGAGGTGCATTTCAAGACTCTAGATTTCAATTTAATGCAGTAACTGCAGATCGTTTACTAGATCCAGAAAGTGTTGCCAATGAAATAATCGGATCTAAACTGAATTACAGCAGATTTCAAGACGGAGAAGTTTTTACTGACTATTCGTATATTCTTACTGTAGGAATATCTCAAGAAAATTATAAAGGTCTTTATCTTCGTTCAAATCATCCAGCCGGAACAAACTGTATATTTGAATTAGAAATAAATCAGTTTCAACCGCCTGGTTCCACCGCAATACAAACTCAAATATGTGAGTTTCCTCGATTGCAACAGTATTCACCTTATGTTATGGGAAATACCTATGCAACCGGATTAACTTATACTGAGGGATGTAATTTGAGTGGTGATTTTGGAGGAGTTCCTTCTTATTTTTTTCCAAATTGGGCAAACGAAATGACCGATTATAATTCATTTTTTGATATTCCTATAGAAAACATGTTTAGTTTATGTCGTATAAATAATGGCGTTAATCCAAACAGTCAAATACCAATAGAGTGCCCCTAATGAATAAATTTTTTCTAATAACTGGATATACTGCAGGGGCGACAGGTTCCCAACTGAGTTACAGTCAAGTGTTGCAATCTACAAATTTACAGTTATTTAGTATTCCTACTTCTAATATTAGCTTAGGAATAAATAGAAAAAATTGGATCAGAGGAGGACAATATGTTCCGTATTCCAAATCAAATTCTCAAGAATCTTATGTGTTTCACAACGAAAAGGTGTATTTGTGTATAAGCAATAACGATAAAAATATAAAAAATATATCAAATTCTTCCAGATATGTTCCGATTCATACTTCAGGCATCGTTCAGTATCCAGACGGGTATTCTTGGTTATATT